GTGGATGAGGCGCCTGATACGATTAATTTACAGGCCGAAACGTTCTCGACGCTGGCCTCGCTCGCGAAATCCGGGCTTCCCATCCCGCCCGAGATGATTATCGAAGTCTCGCCGCTCACCGACGAGAAGAAACAAGAATTCCTGAAAAAGATGGCCGATATGCAGGCGCAACAGCAACAAATGCTCGCCGCACAAATGGCTCAAGGACAGGCCGCGGGACCTCCCGCCGCGTAAACAAAGTTTCGGGAAGGGCAGTTTCCTTCCCAGTCAGAAAATTCAAATTTGCATGAGTGCGGGGTTGCTCCCGCCTCGCCGCGCGGAAGCCGGCGTCGATCAACTCATGCGTCAGGGCCTTTGTGATTGAGGGCCGATGAGATTCCTCCGGGAACCTTGTCGGCCCTTTTTTCATTTTGGGCCCTGAAAAATTCTTCGCCGTCGCCGGGCGTAATCGGGCGAGTGCTCCCGTCGCCGGGGAGAAAAAACGGGCGAATGGGGATGCGGGTAACCGCGTCCAAACAGCGCGCTTCGCCAGCGTAACGGGCGAAACAGGGAAAAATCCACAATGAGCGACGAGCAAAAAGTAACGACCGAAGCAAATACCGAAACCCAAGTCACAGCCACGCCCGAAACGACTGAGGCAACGCCGAGTTTCGGCGACTTGCTGAAAGAAGTTCGAGCTGGCGAGCCCGAAGGCGAAGCCGCACCGGAAACTCCGGTTGCTGCCGCGCCTGCCGAAGTGAAAGCGAGCGCGCCCGCGGAAATACCGCAGGTCACGCCGCCCGTAGCTCCGGCCGTAACACCGCAAGCCGCGGTTCCAGACGCAAGCGCATGGGAAACGGAGAAACGCGGGCTACTTGCCGCGCTATCTGCGGTCCGCGCCGAAGTCCGGGAACTAAAGCAAGGCGGCGGTTACGAGACGCCCGAAGCGCAGAGCGCTCCGGACCCGGGCTCAATCGAGAGTGAAGTTCAAAAGCTGAAAAACGCGAACCTCGAAACGTCGCGTTACTACGCCAAGCAACTGCACTCCGATTTCGACGAGGTGTACACGGCCTTTGCCGAAGAAGTGAAAGCGCGCGCCGCAGGCGGGGATCACTCCCTTTACCAGACCGCGTTCACCGCGGAATTGCCGTACGAGACGGCTTATCAAATCGGAAAAAATCTCCTCCTCGCAAAGAAGTACGGCCCGGAAGCCATTTCGAATCCTGACGTGCTCCGTCAGAAACTCGAAAAGGAAATCGCCGAGTCGCACTACGCGCGCGGGATGAAAGACGCCGAGGCGAAGCTGACCGGCATTCAGCGTGAGCGCGACAAACAGCCCACAAATATCGGCTCAGGAACCGCCCCGGGAAGCACCGAAGCGGAATACCGCTCGCCTTCAATCGGCGAGCTCCTAAGCCAAGTCCACAAAAAGGGACGCGCAAATGGTCACTGGAATCACAACGTCTGACACGCTTGCAGTAAAAAAGTGGAACGATACGCTCTATCGTGAATTTCTCGCGCAGCTCACGCTGTCGAAATTCATGGGGACCGACGCGAACGCCATGATTCAGGTCAAAGAAGACCTGATGAAAGGCAAAGGGGACCAGGTCACGGTTCCTCTCATCGGAGCACTCGACGGCGAAGGCACCACGGGAGATTCGACGCTCGAAGGCAACGAAGAGCAACTCGACACGTACGGCCAGGCCGTCACGGTCACGCAGTATCGCAACGCCGTCCGCACCGAAGGCGTTCTCGCCGAGCAGCGATACGCGTTCGAAATCCGCGATCAAATGAAACCGGCGCTCGTCGACTGGAAGGCCCAGAAAGACGAAGACCGGATTTTTCGCGCCATGGGTTCCATTGACGGTGTCGCGTACGGCACGGCTTCGGAAGCCGAAAAAGACACTTGGACCGCGAACAACGCGGATCGCATCCTCTTCGGTGCGGCCGTTTCAAACAACTCCTCGAACGACCATTCGGCAAGTTTGCTGAACGTCGACGGCACCACGGATATCCTGAACTGCGCGCAAATCACGCTCGCAAAGCGCATGGCGAAACTGTGCGATCCGAAAATTCGCCCGCTGCGTGTCGGCGACGCCGGCGCCAGCATGGAAGTGTTCGTCCTTCTGGCGCATCCGTACTGCACGCGCGATTTGAAAGCATCGGACGACTGGAAAAACGCGCAGCGTGAAGCGCTCCCGCGATCCATGGGGAACCCGCTGTTTACCGGCGGCTGGGGCGGAATGGAATACGTCGGCATGTACGACGGCGTCGTCGTCGTCGAATCCGAGCGTGTTCCGATTCTCGATAACGTCGGCAACGGCTCTATCGACGTCGCGCAGAATTACTTCTGCGGCGCGCAGGCGGTCATTTGGGCGCAGGGCGGAATTCAAGGCCAGCGCGTGAAGTCCGTCGAAGAGCAGTTCGACTACGAAAACCAGGTCGGCGTGTCTATCGCGTCGATTTACGGCGTCGTAAAGGCCCGCTTCCCGACGGGCTCGGCTGGCGTCTCGAAGGATCACGGCATCGTGACCGTCTACTCGGCCGCGGTCGCTGACTAATTACACCCTGCGGGCGGGGGATTGGCTCCCGTCCGCTTCACTTTTTGACTGGAGAATTTCATGACTGCTTTCAAAGATAACTTGTACGAACTCAAAGTTTACGGAAGCCAAAGCCTCGACGGCGTTTCTCAAGACGGCGCCATCGAATCGGCCGCGCTCGTGTTCGTGTACACCGCCGGCACGAAAACGCTCGCAACGCTGTACTCGACGACAGGTCGGGCGACGCTTGCGAACCCGATTACGCGCTCGCAGTTTACGACGGACAAGGGCATTCGGTTCTACGCCGAAGCAAGCTCCGTCGATATCGTCGTGAACACCGACAAGGGTTTCACCGGAAACTTCGCGGGCGTTACGCCCTACGTCCACACGCTGAAAGTCGCGACGACCGCAGCCGATCGCTGCCTCGTCTTCCCGATGATTTTCAACTCGGGCGGGACGGAAGTCGATACGGGCCTCGACCTTCCGAAGTTCTCGGCCGTGTACGACGCGCAAGTGGAAGTGGTCGCTACCGACGCCGGAGAAACGGTCGATATCGGCACGCTCACTGGCGAGACGAACGCGGACCCGAACGGCTTCATCGCGGGCCTCACGACTGCAAATGCAGGCTTCCCGCAGCTCGTGACGGTCACGACGGGCTCCAACGAAACGTACATCGCGTCCACCACGCTGGGAGCGCTCCTCGCCCAACTCAGCGCCGGTAACGATGTTGCTACCGACGTCGGCGGCCTGGTTCGCAAATCGCACTTCGTGTCCGGATCGGACGCGGTCTCGATTTCGTACACGCCGAGCTCGTCGGACACGTTCACGGGTTACGGATACGTGTTTTTCAAGGTGCTTCGGTAACTCTCACTCCGCGGTGATTGCGGGCCCGGCGTCAAAAGCGCCCCCAAGTGCATAGGCATCGGGCCCGTTTTTCTGAAAGGCAGGAAAAAAGTGAAGTTCGAATACATAGGCTCAAAGGCCGGCGGCGTTCCGGTGACCTTCCCCCTCGGCGTGAAGTCGAAAATGGGGATTCGCAAAACAGTCTACGCCGACCCTTTCATCGAAATCGAAGACCGGCACGCGGCGCTGTTTTTGAAGCTGTACAACAAGCGCGGTGAAATGCCGTGTTTCGAAGCGGTCGGTGACGTGCCGGCGCCGGCGGAAATCGAACCCGTAGAGGAAATCGAAACGGTTTCCTCGGTCGAAGTCGAAAGCGACGAGAAACCCGCGCCGAAAAAGCGCGGCCCGAAGCCGAAGAAAGTAGCGGAGTAACCCGTGCCCGATTCCAACGCGAGAACAAACAGGGACGAAATCCTCCGCGCGGCCTTTCGCCGTTGCGGGCAGGATAATCCGTCGACCGATGATCTCGCGTTGGGCGTTCGGGTACTGAACCGCGTTACGCGAAAGCTCGACGCCGAGGGCCGGTGGATTTGGGGCGTCTCGAATACGCCGTACCAGCTCACTCTTTCTTCGAGTACGGCCGATTATGCGGTCGGCGACCTGGCGACGGAAATCCCGACCGGCATCCTCGCGCTCGAGCGCGTGGAATTGAGCATCAATACGCCGCCGTATTGGCCGCTGCGCATTCTCGATAAGTCGGCGTGGCTTATGTCTCCGCTGCGCGGAACCAGCGGCGAGCCGCTCGAAGTGTACCTCGAACGGCAACCGACCGACGCGAGTCAGAAAATCTGGTTCGCGCCGACGCCGGATAGCGCGTACACGGCGAACGTCTACTACCGCCGCCGTCTTTTTGATTTCGATAACGCTACCGACAATCCCGATATGCCGCACGAGTGCGAGCAAGGCGTCATTGAAATTCTCACCGAAGCGCTCGCACCGGAAATCGGCGTGCCTCTTTCGGAAGTGCTGCAAGGGCACAAAGTTTACGCGGACGAGGCGAAGAAAACCCTGCGCTCGGCGAATTCGGAAAACGCGACGCCGACGATTCTGCGAACGGAGTACATGTAATGGCTGACGCAGGCGTTCAGGTTGTCATCGGAACCTCACTGACGGCGTCGACGGCGCTGCAAAGTTTCGCGTCGGATGGTGCTTTCGTTGCGGCAAAAGGATCTGCGGCCGCGGCCGGTGACATTTATTACAATACGACGGAGAACGCCTTTCGCGCGTACCAGGGCTCCGCGTGGGGATTTTTGAGGCGCGGGCCTCTTCTCTCGTATGCGAGCGATGCCGCGTACGTGACGGCAAAGGGTTCCGCCGCGGCCGCCGGCGATGAGTATTACAACTCGTCCGAAGGCGCAGTCCGAAAGTACGACGGCGCGTGGTTTACGGCGTTCAAAACGAACGGCTCGCCGGGGACAAGTTTTGTGGGCTTGTCGGCAGCGACCACGACGAACGCGAACGATTCCATTCGCATCCTCGCATCCGATGGTTCCGCGTTCTCCGCCGATGCGCATCAAGGTTACGTGTGCCTGCCGTCGACCACCGCCGGCCGCCTTTCCGTCTTTCTCGTTTCTGCCTCCGCGACAATCAACCTCACCGGCGCGCATTGGGGACTCGGAACGCTCGGCGATTTCACGGACGTCGAACTTCGCGTGTATGCGATTAACGACAACGGCACGCTGAAATGGGGCGTCTCGAACCAGGGCCGCTACCGCACCATCGTCGATACCGACACGTCGACGACGGCGACGAATATTACGACGCAGCCGAAAATGCTCGTCAACTCCGCCCTCTCTTCCGGCACCTGGCCGTGCCACGAAATCGGCTGGTTCAACGCCAGCTTCGATGACACCGGCGGCGCCGCTGAGGATTTGTGGGCCGTCGCGACGACGGTCGGGAAGATCAACGTCGGCATCCCGTGCCCGACGGTGACCGATTGGAGCTCGTACACGCCGACCGGAACTTGGGCGACGAACGTCACCTGGACGGGAATTACCCGGCGCGTGGGCGATACCGAATATTACGCGGTCAGGGCTGCCTGCTCGGGCGCACCAACCGGCAACTGCACAGTGAACACGCGATCCGGCCGGATTATCGACACTACGAAAATTTCGAGCACCAACCAAATGGTCGGCGAATCGAACGCTATCGATGGCGGGGCGTCGCAGTACCCCGGCAAAGTTCTCTATAACAGCACGACGAGCGTCGTCGCTGGTTCTCTCAACGCTGCCGGCACCTATGCGGTCTTCAATACGACGAACGCCACGGTGCCCATCACATTCGGAAACACCGACTCCGTAGAATTTCTCTTCGCGGTTCCCATTCGAGGCTGGAGTAACTAAATGACGGTCATTCAAAACGACGGCTTCACCGATACGCCATCCGACGATTTCATTCTGTCGTCGGTAATCGCGACCGGGGCGGTTCACTGGGTGGATTCGCAAACCGGGAACGATTCGAACTCCGGTGCCGAGTGCTTTCCGCTGGCCACATTGCAGCAAGCCATTACAAACGCGACGGCGAATAACGGCGATTTAATCATCGTCAAATCCGGCCACGCGCAAACACTTTCCACGGCGGTCACTCTCTCGAAAGCAGGGGTGAGGATCTTCGGCATCGGCGCCGGCACCCTCGCGCCGCAGTTCACCGTTGC